ACCATCAGCAGAAGTGTTTGCCAGTACATCTGTAGTAGCACCTGTTGTTGTCCAGGCATTAATACTGTCAGCACTGCTATAAACAGACTGCATAGTATCTGAAGTTAATTGTGGGAAGAAAGCCCTGTATATTCTTTTTTGTCCTGTTGGGATTGCTGGTGAATCTGAACCTGTTTCTGCATGAATCCATACAATGTCAGCATCAGATTGTGTTTCAAAGTTTTTAATATCAACATTAATTTCATTAAATATATTTCTTATTGAATCTTCCTGTTCTATCATAGAAAAACTAAAATTATCAGTGGCACTTGCATCTGTAAGTGTTCCCTGTGAAGTTGTTGCTTCAGTATCAACCTGTCTTGCCTGACGTTTTTCAAACTTAATCTTTCCATCTTTTGTTTCAGACACAAAACCATTTTCACTATTTTCAACCATTCTTAACGCATCAATAGTATTTGTTTTGGCTGGTATAGTAAATCTTGTTATTGTTGTATTGCCAGTGTCCAAATCTCTGTCACTTGCACCCCAGCCTGAAGCATCTAAAATGTCACCTATTGCAGTTCCTGTGTTTCTGCTTGTTTGTGGTGCAATTTTAATTGTTTTCTGATTAAGATAACCAAGTGAACCAATTGCTTCCAATACTGCAAAATCTCCCCCATGTAAATCAGGAAATGGAACAACAGATTTTAAATATCCTGTCCATTGTGTCTGATTGAATAAAATAGGAAATGTATAAGGGAATGCACCAGCACCCATCTGTAAACTTACTTTCCTTCCTGGAATAAGATTGCCATATAAAGCACCATCTGTTTTAAATGGACTGAATATGCCTGATGTGTTTTTTAATACTGCCCTTAATGTTCCACTGGCAGAATTGCCAGTAAGATTATTTGCAAAGTCACGTCCCCTGTCCCAGTTTAATTGCTGAACATAAGAACTTATATTTTCATTGGAATCTGCATAATCATCATCATTGTTCCAGTCTACATATAGTTGGTAATTTGTTGTTGCCATTATTTTTTATCTTTTATTTTTAATTCATTAATTTCTCTTGCCAAATTTTCATTTGATTCAGATAAAACGCAGAACATTAATTTATGCCATGCTAAATCATCATATTCCCTTAATCTTCTTAAAGTTGTATCTGTAATATTCACCTTGTATTGTAAATTTTCTTGCATAGTTGTCCCCTTTATTTATAATTATGGTTTTGGATATTTGTCTTTTATTGTTTTAATTTGTACCTTCCAGGCATCAAGCCCATTATGATAAATGTAATCTAATTGGTCATAAGCATCTCCTAACTCACTAATGTAAGCATTTTTCCTTATCTCTTTATAATCAGCATGACTGCCCCCATCATTTATGATTGCATCTTTATCTTCTTGTGCTTTGTCATTTGTTGCCCATACATCAATCTGTGCATCATATTCTGAGTCAGTCAATTTAATTCTTGTTCCATTAACTACTTTAAATAATTCACTATTTGCTGATTTCAATGTTGCTTTGTGTTCTTCTAAAGTTGCCATATTTACTCCTTATGCCATTCCATAAATAAAAAATGTACCATCAGAAATATTGCCACTTGTTGCGTATATCCTAACGCCATCAAATCCTGTACTGCCTATCAATTGGTCTGATTTTTCATACCACCAAGGGTCAGAATTACCTTGAAATCCATTTAATCCTGTACCCATACTTCTAATACGACCCCACGAACTAGGCATATGACTAGGATTTGCAATATACGAAATAATAAAAGTATTAGAATTTCTTGTATTATCTGTTCCTGTGCCATCAGGAGTTATTTGAAGATAACCTGCCTCTGTATCATTTGTTACAGTGGCATCACTTCCTGAATCTGTATCAGTACCTTTCTGTGACATTACATCAAGTGTGGTAGTTACATCAGAACCATTTGCCCTTCTTATTGCTCTTAAATTAACACTTGCACTAGCCACATCAACATCTACACCTATAAGATAATGCCAATCAAAATCTTTTTTAAAAACATAATCAAATGTAACTTCACTAACTGCTGATGTTACATCATACTTGCGTAACAAAACGGGTCTGCCATTATTTCCTTTACCATAATAACTCATCTTTGCCACCCCATTATTGTAATTGTACCTTCTTCCCAATTCCCACTACTCCAATAAAATTTTATTCCTGTAAAAGCAGTGGTTACATCTCTCATAGTTGTTCCTGTAAAAAATCTTGTAATACTACTGTTATCAGATGACATTTGAAATACACTTCTAAACCTAAGTGATTTCCCTAAATTAGAAGTATTAGGACTGTCACACCAGGCATACATATGCCCTGTTTCATCACTATCTGTGCCTACATTATTCATCATAATTGATAATGATTGACCATTTGTCAAGTTTGTTCCTGTACCACCATTTGAATCTATACTTCTATAAGCTGTGTAATAAGTACCTGTATCAGGACTCCCACCTGAATCAATCCATTGATGTTGCAAATTTTTTTTATCTGTTGCAGGTCTGCAGTTAGTTAAATAAAAATAATATCTATCATAATCACTTGTAAATATATCTGTAAAATCAATAGATGATTCGCCACCACTTGCAGTATATGTACCTAATTCAACCATGCCCTTACCACTACGAATTTGCCCTATATACTTAGGCTCTACATAATTCACATTTGGCAAAGTTTGTTTTAAAGATAATACAGATGGCTTAGTTTCAGGATATTTATATATTCTGATATTGGCTTGGTCTATACTACCTGCTGTATCACCTATTTTAATACCATCTTGTGCAGTTGCATCTAAATATGTACTATTAAATTGAAGTGATAACATTTCAGTAATAGGATTCCACCCTATTCCTTCACCCCACCACCATTTATTATTAGTTGTATTAGGTTGAAACCATGCTGAAATTGAACCTGTTTCAAGTGCAGAAACATCACCACTATGATTACCTGCAAAAGTATTATAGGAATAACTATCAGTTGTACCTGTATCTGACCCCGTATACCTTGTACTGTTTACAGATATATATTGTGTTGACCTTCGTGTTACTCCATTATCATCTGCCCCACCATTTCGCCATGTATAGTTTGTTCCACCTATGTCAACATTTGAAAGATAATGTGCTACTTCCATGAAATACATAGAATTAGTATCAAATATATCATCAAAAGTAACTGATGCAGTAGTTGAACTTATGTCTGAAGATGCAATAACCTTTGCACCTTCTCTTGGATCTGTTCCTATATAATTCATATTTATTCCTTATTACGCATCATTAAATACTTCCCATGATGCAAATATATGCAAATCATTATCTGATGCACCACCAAATGCTGACATGGTATCTGCTTCCAATAAATAAATTGGATTATCAATAACCTGGATTGTTGTATTTGCTGGAATACTAACACCTGTTAGTAAACTAGGTGTAGCAGTAGCATCATTGTTATGTACCACTCCTGTTAACACACCTATACTTGCAAATGTAATAGTAAAGACTTCATCTGTCGCCTGTGTATTACAAACATAAAGTGAATTTATTTTTATTGCATAATCTGTTGATACAGTTAATAAAATTGCAGTTCCTGTACTCACTGAATTTAATTGCCAACCACCATTTTGAAAGGCTATTGAACTAACATTTACTATATTTGGATTTGCCATTTTTTTCTCCTATTAAAATACTAATGAAAAAGCAATTGCTTTTCCTACACTTACACCACCACTTGATGTTAATTGTGAACTTGATACAGATATTCCACTACCTGCTATAGCTGATAAGAAATCATCTATTGATTCAACGATTACATCTCCTGTTGCACCATTATCTAAAAACAACATATGGTCACTTGCCTGTGCTACTGTCCCAGCACTTGCTACTGAAAATAATTTTGTTGCCAAAACATCAATTCCAATTCTCTTGATAACTCCACCATCTGAATACATCATTTCATCTGCTGATACTAGCCCTGTTGTTATTTCAGCCTGACCACTAACAATATCATCTGCAATATAGCCATGTGCTATTGCAGTTCCTTGCCATGTACCTGAACTGATAGTTCCTAATCCTGTTATATTGGATTGATTAGCAACTGCTACCAATCCAGCATTTGTTAATGTTGCAGTGCTACCCATAGTTAAAGTTCCATGCAAAGTTGTAACACTACTTGCAACTGTTGAATGTGGTGCTACTGTCATATGTGTTACATAACTTCCACTTATATAACTGTCATAAGTTAAAGTGCCACCATCAGCAACACTTACTCTCCATTTATCTGCATTATCTTCTCCAGCATCTCCAAACCAGTATTGAATCATAGCAGATCCACTTGCACCCTGAAATGTTACGTCCTGTACCCATTCAGGTATATTACTACCACCCATTTGAAAAAATGTATTATCTGCACCCTTTCCTAATCTTGTTAATTGCGTACTGGAACTTGCATATACAATGTCACCAGTTGCCTGTGAATTAAATACATGAAGCCCTACTGCTTCAAATTCTGCCTGACTTAATTCAGTTCCCTGTGATGCGTGTTTTAATTCGTTAGCCAATATATCACCTTCCTAATTGTGTATTCTCTTTCTCTATTGCAGACAATTCTGCTTTATTTGTAAATGTGTTGGTTACCTGAAAGCCACCACCAGCACCTGAAAAAGCACCATGTCCAGCCATAGCCTGGTCTATCATTTCCTGTGTAATCCAGCCAGTAAATCCTGGTCTGTTTCTTATCATTTCTATAATTGCCATTCTGTAAGC